CAGTGCTGGTGTGATTACTCCTACTCAAATTGTTGATAGTCAGTTCTGGGATATCTATACATTGGGTTCAGACTTTATTTTGGAAGTCAACGACAATACTGGTTCAGGCAGTGAGTTCTGGCCATTGACGTTTGATACAATTACTGGCGGAGCAACTCAAACCGCAACCATTACTGATACTTGGGTTTATGGTAATGTAACCGCAGCGAACATTTACTTCGCAAACTCTCATACGATTGCTGGTTCTTCAACTACATTGACCAGCGAATTCAGTGACGGTGATGAAATCTTCATTGAAGTAAATCATAAACAGTATCAGCGACTTGTACTAAATAGTGTGAATAGCGCAACCTCTGCAAACCTCAACTCTATTTGGGTTGATGCGGATGTTTCAGGTGCTAATGCATATTATATCACAGGATCCTTCTAATGGCAGTTTACAGATACGCTACAAAAGACTTATCAATTACGACCGCAGAGGCATTCGTAGATGCCGTAAAAATGGCGAACACTGATTCAAGTAACGAAGACGGTCGCAACGTTAAAAAGTCAACGATCCTTTATGTTTGTTTAGGACGTACTGAAGATTGGCCAGATGAACCAACTCCAATTCAACCACCAGATAATGAACAACATCTTCATTACGAACTTCATCGTAAGTTTATTGGTGGTAAGAAAATCACTCCTGGTGATATCAGTCATGTAACAAATCGTTATGACTGGGTTTCAGGTACAGTTTATTCAATGTATCGTGATACCGATACGGATATGTACGACCGTGCGTTTTATGTAAAGACCAACGAAGATAACGTATATAAGTGCCTGTATAATAATAAAGGTGCACCGTCAACGATTAAACCAACTGGATTCTCTACACTTCCATTTACAACCTCTGATGGTTATACTTGGAAATACATGTACACGATTGCTTTGGGTGATGCGCAAAAGTTTATGACCGCAACTCATATGCCAGTTAAGTCAGTTTCAGCGAGCGATACTGGTGTACAAAGTTCTCGTCAACTAGCAGTACAAAACGCAGCAGTTAATGGTGCGATTCATATTATTGAAACAGTAGATGTTGGTTCAGGTTATCATACCATCGCCAACGGTGTTGTTGAAGCAGGTGGCAAATACTCGTTGAAACTATTTAATAGTCCTGACGAAACGCCATCACCAATTGATAACTTCTACAATGGTGCTTCTGTTTATATTATTTCTGGAACAGGTGCTGGTCAATTGCGTCGTATTATTGACTACTCAGGACAAACTAAAACACTGACTGTTAATACTGCATTCCAAACAATTGCTAACTCAGACTCACGTGTTATCATTTCACCAACCGTTACAATTATCGGTGATGGTCAGGGAGCAAAGGCATACAGTCTTGTAGATAAAACAACTGGTGCTATTTCTAACGTTGCTGTAATCAGTGTTGGTTCACAATATACTCGTGCTCAAGCATTGATTACTTCTAATACAATTCATGGCGCAGGTGCTACTGCTAATGTAGTTATTTCACCTGCTGGCGGTCATGGTTCAGACATGATTCGTGAAATGTATGCTGACAAGGTTATGCTGAATGTTCAGTTTAATGGTACTGAAGGTGTTTCAGCAAATGGTAATGGTTACATTCCGTCAAATACTGAGTTCCGTACAATCAGCGTATTGCGTGATCCTGTATTAAAAGTTGATGCAAATAATAATACAACAACCGTTGAACATATTGCAAATACAAGTAACAGTCCTGCTACACTAAGACTTTGTTCACGTTTGACAATTTCTTATAATCAAATGGATGGCACAACACCAATCAACGCATTTTCTGTTGGTGATACAATCACTAATGAGCGCAATCGTTTGCGTGCTGAGTTGGGTGAACTTGAGTTTGTAACAGAATTGGGATCAGCAGCAAGAAAGGCATCATCACTAGCAAATGCTGTAAAAGGAGCAAATGCTAACATCGTTTTCCTTCGTGATGACGAGATTGAATCTGATCCTTCCTTCTATACAGTCTATATAAATAACGTAGATAGTTATAGTGATTACGCTGCTTTTGTAAAAGATGATGTTCTACTTAAGAGCACCAGTGATACTAAAATCGCAACAGTGGAAACAATTAAAGGACCAGAGGCAAACACTTACTCTGGTGAAATTATTTACACTGAAAACTTGCAGGCAGTAACTCGTGATCCAGAACAAATTGAAGATATTAAGATCATTCTAGATTTCTAAGGGATAAGTAATGGCAATCGAAACCAATTTAAACCAGTCACCATACTTTGATGACTTCGATGAAACTAAAAACTTTCATCGTGTACTATTCCGTCCTGGATATGCCGTCCAAGCACGTGAGTTGACACAATTACAATCTATCCTTCAGAATCAGGTTGAACGATTTGCCAATGAAGTGATGGTTGATGGTACGCTGGTTACTGGTGGCGGACTGATTACAGATCAAACAAACTATGTTAAGTTGCGTGATAAAGACGCAAATAACCGTGTTATCCTTCTTACAGATTTTTATAGTGGTGCTAGAATTGCCAACGTGACCATTACTGGTGCCACCTCTGGTATGACTGCTAAGTTGGTTCATGCCGTTGAAGGTTCTGAATCCGCAGCACCTGATTACCTGACTTTGTACTGCCATTACACAAACGCAGGTTCTAACAATACCACTAAAGCATTCCTTGATAACGAAGAACTTGATTTCAAATGGTCTTCAGATAATACGCACAAATTCTTCGCTAACACCATTGCCTCTGGCGCAACTGGTAAGGCATTGAAAGCAAATATCAATGATGGTATTTGTTATCATAAGGGTCATTTTATTCGCATTCCACCTCAGAGTGTTATCGTTGGTAAGTACACCGTAACACCGAATGCTTATATTGGTTTGACTACCACTGAATCTTTGATTGACTCTAATCAGGATTCTTCACTTCTTGATAATGCTTCTGGTGCAACAAACTATGCTGCTCCTGGCGCAAATCGTTTGAAGTTGTATCCAACGCTGACTGTAAAGGATTATGGTTTCGCAAATACCGATTCTTACTTTACAATTGCTGTTGTTGAAGACGGTTCTATTGTTCAGCGCAATAAGGATACCACCTATTCAGATATGGGTCGTTACATTGCTGAACGTATCTATGACGCACATGGTAACTTCGTTGTTGATCCTTTCAACCTTCGTATTCGTGAGCACTTGAAGAAAGATAATTCTTTAGGTCGCTATGAATCAGGTTCAGGTGGCGATCCTTCTAAGTTGGTTTGTGAAGTTGAAAAGGGTATCGGTTACGTCAATGGCGATCGTATTACTCTTCAGGCACCTCGTTTCCTTACTTTTGATAAAGCAGCGAACACTATTCAACGTGATTCACTCGTTGTTGGTCAAGGTTTCGGTAACTATGTCAAAGTAAAAGAAGTTTGTGGTACTTGGGACTTCCAAGGTCTTCGTCAGATTTCTTTGCGTAATGCTGCTCAAACTGCCATTACTGACGAAACACTCGGTGCTGGTTCCGTAAGTGGTACTGAAATTGGTACTGCTCGTATCCGTGGTTACCAGTGGGATTCTGGTACTGCTGGTACACCAAACGCTGTTTATCGAATTTATTTGTTTGATGTACAAATGAACGCAGGATATTCTTTCGCTGACGTTCGTGGTTTGTATGTAAACAATAGCACTGGTCCAAAGTCATTTGCGGATATCGTTTTGGAATCAGATGGTTCTGCTAAGATTCAAGAACCAGGATTGTCTAAGATGGTATTCCCGTTGGGTCAGCGTGCAGCGAAAACTCTTAAGGATTCTGCTGGCGTTGTTGACACAAAATGGGTATATCGTACTGAGCGTGAAGCATCGTTCAATACAGCAGGTCTTGCTACTATTGATTTGACTTCTAACACTGCTCATACTGGTGGTAACGAAACTCCATGGAACACTGGTAATACGATTACTGACGTTTCAGAATCACGCAACTATATTGTTGTTGGCAAGAGTACGGTTTCTACAACTCCTCATACTGGTCAGGTTACAACAATCAGCGGCACAACTATTACTGGCACAAACACTTTGTTTGAATCACAGTATCAGGTTGGCGATTTTATTACGATCGGTTCTAATAGTCCGACTCGTATTACAAACATTGCTAGTGACACTTCTTTGACGGTTGCTACAAATTTGGGTTCTTCAACTCCAACTGGTGCTGACTCTCGTCACCGCACAACGTTCCCAACAGGGTATAACTTTGATCTAACTGCTAACGGTACGATTATTGCTACTGGTACTCCAGCACAGATTCAAATTGATTTGAAGCAAGCAAACCTCGCTTCTTCATTTACTTCTTCAGTGTACTTTAATGTTTATCGTACTTCATCTCGTCAGACTGCTAAGACTGTAAATAAGAACAAGTATATTCATATCAATACTGGTTCTCACTCAGCAAGCAAGAATGGTCCTTGGCCATTAGGTGTGTCTGATGCGTATAAGATTGAAGCAATTTACATGGGTACAAACACTGCGGTAACATCTGCAGACACTGATGTAACTTCTCATTTTGAACTTGATGATGGTCAGAAAGATGCTATGTACGATACTTCATATTTGAAGTTGAAAGCAGATAGCAGTCTTGACGTGACCAATAAAGGTTTGATGGTCAAGTTCAATTACTTTACTCATGACCGCACACAGGGTATCGGTTTCTTCTCAGTTGACTCTTATCCAACTTCTAACTCTGCTCCGATTGAAGCGAATAAGATTGAGTGGTATGAAATTCCAATGTTCCGTAGTCCTACGACTGGTACGACTTATGATCTTCGTGATCATATTGACTTCCGTCCAGCACGTTCTAATACGGTAACTCCTTCATCAACTGGCACTGTTGCAACAGCACCAACCAACCCTGCTGCTGGCACCTCAATGGATATTGATACCGATGGTGCTTACTTGCCTACACCTGATGAAAACTTTACTTGTGATGCTCAGTTCTATCTGCCTCGTAAAGACCGTGTTGTTATTACAAAGGGTGGTGCTTTCCAAGTAACTCGTGGTGTACCTGATCTATCACCTCAGGCACCAGGAGAGGTTGCAGGTTCAATGACACTTGGTGTACTGGATATTCCACCGTTCCCTTCGCTTTCGCCTTATCTCGGCAAGGTTGCAAAGCGAAATGACTATGCTGTCAAGTTGACGTTGGAAAACAATCGTCGTTATACGATGAAGGATCTTCGTGCGGTTGATCAGCGTGTCAAGAATTTGGAATACTATTCAACACTGAACTTGCTTGAGAATATGACTAAGAGCAAGCAGTTGTTTAATGACTCTGGTACAGATCGCTTTAAGAATGGTTTCTTCGTAGACGATATGGCATCACACGTTAATAGTGATGTTCAAAACAAATACTATCGTGCTGCGATTGATGTAAACGATGGTTTCCTTCGTCCGACATTTACTCGCTCAGATATTTCTCTTTCTAAGGATGTATCACTAACGTCAAGCAACATCACCAAGAAGGGTGATTTGTTAATGCTTGATTATACGCACGCAACGTTGTTTGATCAACCATATGCGTCTAAGATGCGTAATCCTGTTCAGGAATTGATGTTCAACTGGCGTGGTCAGGTAACACTTGATCCTGCTTCAGATAACACTCCTGATATTACTCAGTTGCCTGATGTACAAATTGACTTCAGCGGTATGTACGATGCTATTGAACTTCTCGCTCAAGAAACTGGTTTGACTAACGGTCAGATTCAGTGGGGTGGTTGGAATACAAATACATTTAGTCGCCGTGTAGAAAATGGTCGGTGGGTCAATGGTGAGCGTACACGTGTTGGTGTTAAGACTACATTGAGTTCTATTACTGAAACGATTTCTCTTGGTAACACCATCGAGAATATTTCTGCTCGTGAATATATGCGTTCACGTGAAGTTCGCTTTACTGGTTTCCGTATGAAACCAAACACTCGTGTATATGCATACTTCGACGATGAACCAGTATCAGATTATTGTACTCCAACCAATTCTAGTTTCGTAGATACTGGTGTTGAGGGTGGAGCATTGATCACTGATAGCACTGGTACAGTATATGGTAAGTTCCGTATCCCAGATGACAGCAATCTACGTTTCCGTGTTGGTACTCGTCGCTTTACTTTGAAGGACGTTACAAACCCAGCAACTCAGGCAGATCTTGTTACAACTTCTGCTCATGGCGATTATCAGTCTAATCCGCTCGACATTACGATGCGTGGCACTGATATTAATATGCAAATTCCTCAGTTCTCTCAGGAAACCGTTATTGATCGCCTAGTTCGCCTTACAGTAGCGGACGGTGACCGCTCTTGGTGGGATCCTCTTGCACAAACCTTTACTGTTAACATTTCAGGTACAGGTGTTGATGGCATTTATGTAACTAAACTTGATTTGTACTTTGGTAAGAAAGATTCTACTTTGCCTTGTACTCTTCAAATTCGTAAAGTTGAGAATGGTTTCCCAACTGAAACGATCGTACCATATGGTATCAAAACACTTCAACCAGCAAGCATTAATGTTTCAGACAATGCTTCGGTTGCTACAACCTTTGAATTTGATACACCAGTATATTTGAACAACAATACTGACTATGCGTTTGTAGTTGTTCCTGCTGGTAACTCTGATCAGTATGCTCTGTGGTGTGCTAAGTTGGGTGGTGATGACGTATATCGTCCGAACACTTTGATTAACAAGCAACCTGCTTCTGGCGTATTGTTCAGTTCTTCAAACGATAAGACTTGGAATCCTATTCAGGACGAAGATATTAAATTTACAATCTATCGTGCTGACTTTGAAGCAAGTGGTACAGTGTATCTTGAAAATAATCCTCAAGATTACTTCAGTGTTGATAACCTCAGCACAACCAAGTTCCGTGTTGGTGAATCTGTACGTTCTGAATCAGTATTGACGTTTGCTAACACCGATAGTATTACAGTTGGTACAGTTCTTCAGTCTAAGGCAGCATACGATGGTGCCAATCCAACCAATGCCAACTTTGCGAACGGTGTTGTTCGTCAGATTGTAAGTGCGAATGGTGCTGGTATTGTTACAGTTAAGATTGATGCGATGGGTTCATTCTCAACGTCATCAACTGCTAACGCAAATAAGATTTACTTGCCAGGCAACTCAAGTCCTATTGGTACAACGCATACCTTCAGTGCTAACTCAGCAACTGGTACTGTATTCTTCTATGATACAGCAAGTCAGAAGTTGTATGTTGATGCTTCAACTGGCGGTTTTGCTAATGGTTGGGTTCGTGGTCTGAAGTCTGGTGCTTCTTGTCGAGTAACTTCGGTTGATAACTTGACAATGAATACGCTGGTTCCAAAGATCCCAGAAATTATCCATGCCAAAACAAATACTGCTTGGACAGTTAAGACTACTTCTTCCTCAGGTGTTAAGAGCACGAAGTGGGAAACAATTAATCCTGGTGTTGATAATTATTTCTATGATGGCGAGAAAAAAGTTTATTCTCGTTCTAATGAAATTACTGCTTTGAGTGGCGCACGTTCACTACAAATTCGTGGCACAATTACTTCTGAGAAGTCAGCGGTATCTCCAGTCATCGATGCGACTCGTTTGAATGGTATTGTACTTGGTAATATCATCAATAACGATAGCGCAAACGAAACTGGCGAGATTGGTAATGCTCAGGTTCGTTATATCAGTAAGAAGGTTGAACTCGCTGATGGTCAGGATGCTGAAGATATGATTGTATATCTTGATGCGTTCAAACCTCAAGGAACTGATATTAAAGTTTATGCTCGTGTAATTAATGCTGAAGACGGTCAAGCATTCAGCGATAAGGATTACACGCTGATGCGTCAGGTTACTGCTTCAAATACCTATTCATCTGGTTTTGATGGTAGCGATATTAAGGAATTCGAGTTTGCTTTCTCTGCGAATACAGATGGTGATAACTTCTTGGGTTCAAATGACGATAATCAAGCGAAACTAAATACTGCTAACAATGGCGTGATTTCTTATCGTTCTTCTGATGGTTCAGTCTATCATGGATATAAGACCTTCGCAATTAAGATTGTTATGACTGCGTCTGGTACAAACCTTGTACCTCTTGTTGATGATTTGAGAGCAATTGCGTTGCAGAAATAATGGAAAAACCGAAGTTTGCTAAAATTGTAGATCATGAGACATTAGTTCGGGATACTGATACTAATGCGGTGTTAAATACTGATATGACTTCATTAGAGAAGTATAGAGCAAAAAGGGATAAAGATAGGCAGATGCAAAACGACGTTGAGAATCTTAAACAAGACATGTCAGAAATTAAGCAACTGCTACAACAACTGGTTAACAGAGATTGAATAAATGACTGTAAGCATATCAAATACCGAACTGAACCACAGTTTCAATACGTGGCGACTTAACACAAACTTTGCGGCAACTGTTTTAAGTAACAATGCTGTAACCGTT